ATTACATCAGAGTGAACCCAACGATTATACCTAGACCACGGATTTAAATCTTTACTAGCACGATTAATGGTAATGTATTCGGGCGTAATTGGTAATGATTTAAAATTATCAAAAGGATAATCGTCAAACCCTGTAGCATCAAAATTTTCATCAAACACGCTAGCCATTGCTTCAGGCGATGATAATAATTCATAGTCTATAAGTTTAATAGATTCACCAACACCTTCAACCCAATATTCTTTATTTTGATATGATTCAGGTATAACTGTTCCACCAAATCGAACTTTCATTCCATTTGATAACTCGATTCCTGTGCCGGACCTATAATTCTTTTTTCCAATAACTTCATTTTCTACATCAATAATTGAATTCTGTGTAGAATCTTTGATAACAAATTGTCCTTGAACCTTGTCGTCGGTATCAGAAATGTAATATAAAATTTCAGGGGTGTACTGATCCACAGTTAGTGTAATAGTGCCGGTTGTAATTCCGTTATTTGTTATATTGTTAGATAATAAACCAAATGGACCTGATGACGAATCAGTTTTTACATAAAACTTGTATATAGAATTAACTTCAAAATTATACGTGTTTCCTCTGTACAATGTGACAATTGGATTTGGTGTCAATCCATTTGGTGTAAAAATAAATGCAGATTTAACTTCATTATCAACCACAGTAAATGTACTTGTTGTATTTGTAGGTTGGCCACTTATAACAATAGTATTTGGGCCAGTTGTTAACCAGTAATATTCAGTATAGTTAACCAACTTATCAAAATCAATTTGGGGATCGTAAGAATAAAATTCACTTCTAAATAGCTTGTCAAAATTGTCTGTTTGACCGCCTTTGATAGAAATTTCGTTAACAAGATCGTCGATTGCCACTGCACCAGTTACAATACTTTGATTATCTTTTATTACAACAGCAGGTTCAAGTTGATATTGTTTTCTTAAAGGCAACGATTCTGAAATATAAACATCAGCTGTAGAATTGTAAGTAGGAGTCAGTGTAGAGCCTACATACCCATCGATACGTTCAAGTTCTGGTTTTTTAATCCATTGATCAATTGTGCTAGATAAAAATTTGCTATTTTTATCTGTTCTTAAAAACTCGGGCAACAAATTAATTGTTTTGATTGAATTAGCCATTCTTTATGATCCGATACTTGTTACAATGGTTGCAGTAGATAATAACTGTGATGCTGTAATTGCACTAATTATTTGTATGTCTGATGCAGAGGTTCCGCTAATAAAAATTTGATTTGTTTGGCATGATATTTCATATAGGCCGCCAAACGAATTTATTTTTGGCACAATTATAAAGTTAGTAATATCAGGAGTCATTAAATTCATAACATAGGTTGATAATTCACTAAAGTGAAAACTTTGACCAAACTCCCAGTTTTCAAGTGCAAAGAAACTGTTTATTGCATCAAGTATTCCCGTTATCAATGAGTTAGCACTCATTGTACTAGATGGACTCTGAACTGCTTTAAATGTTGCTTGTAAATTTATATCTGCTTCTGCTCCAAACAATACTACATAATTTATTGGCTGAAAAATAATTTCATCACTAATAGTTTTTTGTAATTCTAAAGATGTTCCGTAATTATTTTCCAAGCTCTGAGTTGTAGGAGGCAACGGTTTAGTTCCGGCACCTGTAGTTAACCATGTTCTAAACGCCGAGTCATAATCAGCAGTTAACATATAGATATCAATTATATTACTCTTGCTAGGATCTATTCTTCTATTTTCACCGCTGTTATGCACATAATGAAATTTTAATCCTGTTCTGCCCGGCCAGGCAAAATACGATGGCTGATATATCCAAGAATGTAAATTGGTCACAGTTGACAACGAATAGGTATTAACAACATCATAAGCACTGTTATAGAAATAGAATAAATCTCCAGTAGTGGGAGTGATTGTTCCTGCTGTTATTGCATTGTCTGCATCGGCTGGAGTAGGATAGGCAATAAATGTTTCTGTAGAAAGTTGATATCTATTTCCATTTGAAAGTGTTTGGAAATAAACAAACTTGTCTTGGTATCCTGTTGTTGGATTTAAAGAAGCTGGTGCAACAATAGATTTAAACGTATCAGGGTCGGATATTTGTCCTGAATTATTATAATCATAAAAACTTACCTTAACTTTTTTTGGTTCAACATATCCGTCAGATTCAACAATAGCAGAATCAACTTGCCAATTAAAATCTGCACCTAACGGCAATGTTGAGTAAGCAGAGTCTGATGCTTGAATAATTGCCGAATCGCCTACAGTATATGCTGTTCCTGAATTTACAATGTAAACACTGCTTATAGAACCATTTTTAAGTATAGGAATAAAATATCCATTACGACCGTTAGCAAAGCTGAGAGAAGGAGTTGATACAAATCCAGTTCCACTGTTAACTATGTTGAAAGATTTTATACTGCCGTAAGCCCCTACAGATGCAATAGTTACTTCTGCGTTGCCGTAATTCATTGGACTTGTATTAATACCTAATACAGAAATTTTATCTTTGATTACAGTATCGTTTACAAAGTCATAGTTGATGTTTGTTGAATCGACAAAAAATGCTGTTTCTCTTTCGCTTTCAAATATGTAATCTGTAACTCTGTATGTTACCTGGTAGCTAGCACCTTGCCATACAAATGCAATCATCCAGCTGGCATCTAGATTATTATTAGTAACATCATTTTGATATTCTAAATTAAATCCGTTGATTAAGTCTAAGTTTGTATCTGCAATAATGTTCCATTTTCTAGCAAGAGTATCAAAACTCAAACCAAAATTACTTTTTGCTAAACACAAATTAACAATTTCTGATTCAAAACTATAAGCATAGGTACTGACAAATTTTGGAATAATTTCAACAGGCACTGCATCGGAATCAACAACATCGCTTAAGGCAATTGGACCGGTGCCGTCGCTTAACGTGCCTAATCCGGAATTGCTGCCGTCGCCGGTGACAGAAATTACAGTGGCCCATCTATAGTCAGTTGTATCAGAAGACCGCACAGTGGTTAATTTTCCACTTGAGGAAAAATATTGTCCAGCAGGAGGCGCAAATTTAATTAATGCTCCTACAGTAAGATATCTTAAATTACTGTCATTAAACTCGCCAACTGCTACCGGCGATGATACTGATTGCAAGTAGCCTTTAGATTGATTTGATACGATGTTAACATTTACCCAGGTTAAATTCAAACTGCCGAGATCGGGTCTATCATATCTGTCTAGATAAAATGATCTCAACGACGGGGAAGATACGATTGGTTCAAGTTTCTTTTTAACTACAGAGAACACATCATTGCGTGTAGTAAAAGTAAACTCAAATTTTTGTTCTTGATTTTGTTGATATACTATTCCATCAGATGCAAAAATATTTGTCTGACTATACTTTCCTGTGATATCCGAAAGATCAAAATACTTGCTAAGTCCGCCTGTAACACGAGCTATACTTTTTACTTTTAAAATATTACTGCCCAGTGTCAACGGAACAATATTATAGTCCTCACCGGTTACCATACGGTTTTGTGTATAGTAAGTCTGCGGTGCTTTAGTTCTAATGTTTGTATTAGATTCTGGGCCAGTGCTGTTGTTAACTGTATACTGTAAAGAAAGAGTTAAAGTAAGCGTATGCTGTTGTCCAGATTTATTTTTATAAGGAATTTGCACAACAATACCAGACATCTGCTCTGGTTTAATTGTATATGTTGATCCATTACTTTGACGGTAAAATAAACTGAATTGACCTTTAGGCAAGTTACCAAAACTGCCGTCGGCAAAGTTTAAATCAATCTGATCTTGATCTCTAGTTGTTACACTATAGATATTTCTAATATCATTATTCAAACTGTTATAGATAATGTTACTACCTACCAGGGCATTGACTTTGGTCCATAGTGTTGTATAATTGTTGTTGGCATCTAACTGCCATAACCATACATCAGTATCGTTAATGTTTGAAGTGTTAACTCCAACAATTTCATTAGGTACAGGATTGTCAAGACTAAAATTTGATAGGCTTAATGTGCCTTGGCGAAAATGTGCAAAGAATCCAGTATTTGGACTTGACGAACCTTTATTGTCGTTTTGATACAAAAATCCAAACATGTTAGCAGGCTTAGGTGCTTCTTCGTATACAGTGGTTGATCCTTCAAAAGAACAACTGACTACTTCAAAACTCATGCTAGAGCCGTTGATATTTTTTTGGAAGCCATATAACGGCACATCAGTATTTGAACTATTAATTTTATATCGTTCTGTTAATATTCCATTAATTGTACTTCTGCCGTAAGGATTTCCAAATGTGTAACTGCTAGGCATGGCACTGTTCATTATGGTTATAAACTGTTGATACCAGCTGATATTTGTGCTGTCGTTCCATCCTACGGTTGTATTCGCTAGATTAATTCCATTGTTATCGACAACATTATCAGTAGTTGAAACGGCTGTTAATTTTAAAAATCCGTTTGCAGGAGTGTTACGCTTAGGTACATAGCTAACTAGCTGTGCTAGACGTAAAACACTATCTCTACGCTGTGCAGTTTCCAAGAAATTTTCACGGGCATTTAGATCAATGCGGAAACTTAAATTTTGTCCCAGATAGGCAATTAGATCAATAAGAGCAATATATTCACTCGAATCAATAAAGTCGTTGAAATCTTCAGGATAATTTTCCTGAAGATAGGTTATCATTGTTCTTCTTAATGTTTCAAAATCATAGCTTTTAAAGTCAGCATTTCTAAAAGATTGATATATCTTTTTCCAATCTTCTGCGACTAAAAGTTTACTGTTGGTTGATGGAATCATAATTGTTTTCTGTTATACCATATTTATTTGTTAGATAAAGTAGGTACATTATTGTTGTAGTCCAATACTTTGATCAAAAGTTAATCTTAAATTTGAAGATTGGTTAGTTTGTCTTAGCACCAGTGTGAGCTCTAATAGGAACCCAGCATCGAGCTCAGTTAGCTGAATTTGTGTTGGATATACCCTAGGATCTTTGTTACAAATTGCCGCAATATCTGTAGTCAGCTGTTCTCTTACGCTGTCAGTTAACGGTTCCATTAGCAGATCCCAAATGACACAGCCAAACTCAGGATCCATTAATCTTTCGCCTTTACGAGTGTTAAAATTATTAATAATATCTTGTTTTACTAATTCAAAATCATAAAGACGTGTACCAAAGGACGTATCACCGACAGAACTAAACCCTTTATAAAAGTGGCTTTCTTGTGTGGTCGCTTGATTTACTGATCTAGCATTAGTGATTTCTTTAGACTTGTATGGCATACTGTATTTATTGTTCTAAATTAACCGGATTTTTCAATACCAGCATTTACTAATTGTTGCATTACGTAGGCACGTTTTGTTGCAGGCCCTTTTGCAGTTGCTTCTGCTTTAGTAATTGTTCCGTCGCCGTTTGTATCTAGTCCAGAATTTCCATAGTAATTGGCTGACGGGCTAGAATATACTGGTGTAGAATCAGGCTGTCCGCAATAAGCAGGTGCTAAGATTCCCATATAGACATCTGACAAAGTTGGATTAGGAACTTTAGGAAGTTTTGTATTCTTGAAATATTTTTCTACCCAATCCATCTGTTGTACACGAGTCAGAGTTCTTAGATATGCAGTAGTTGTTCCAAGATTTTTTGCAGTACTTTCAATGAACTGAATCAATCCAGTTGCACTTCCGCCCTGTAGGTTAGGTTGTGCTGGATTCATGCCAGATTCAAATTGCATGCAACATAATAAATCAATGTAATTGCATCCAAGTCCTTTACAAACATCCTTTACTTTATTAATAAAATCTAAATCTTTACTCCAGTCTGCAGGAACATCTTTGTTAGGCTGAGGGAAAGACTGGTTAGCAGATGAGTTGGCAACATCGCCCGGTGACTGTCCAATTACAGTGTCTGTAAAAGTTTTAGTAAATCTAACAGGATCGATGTTTTCGTGTTGATCCCAGGGCTCGTGAGTTGGCACACGTTGCATAATACTAGCAATAGAGCCAGCATTATAATAGTTGCCATCTCCCCATCCTGCACTAGCACTTCTGTTAGGTAAGTTAAACAATCCCAACGGGCTAGGAGCATTTGCCGCTGTTGCCGCTGTTGCTTGGGCCGCGGCTGGGCCATTCATGTGTATCTTGCCAGCAGTTTCAAAGTGATTGCCGCCACTTGATATGTTAGTATCACCGTTTGATGTAAAATTATTTGTAGCACCTAATACGTTAACATTACCGGCAGATGTTAAAAATAAGTTTGCCGACTTGATATGCAATGCCGAACCCACTGTTAGTTTCATGCCTGTACCTACTGTTTTATCGTAGGTACCTGTAAATTTCAATTTGCCATCGTTGGCAATAAAGCTGTAGTCTCCAACAAGATTAACGCTGTGATCGTTGCCTACATTAACATTAAAATTTCTACCTGCCTCAAGATTAATGTCTCGGTCGGCACGGAAATTAAAATCAGCTTCACTGTGAATACTAACTGAGTCTCCAGCATAGATATCTATCTTTCCTTGGGCAGTCATTTCAATCCAGGCAGTGCCTGCGGCGTTGGCAATGTAGATAAGATCATGACTATTGTGCATTAGAATTTGATGTCCTGTTCTTGTTCTAATTCTAACTAGTTCATTTTCGCCATTGACATCTCCATCGTCCATGACAAAAGTTGCACCGCCAAGTCTGCTTACAGGAGTTTGTTTATTTCCGTCGTATCCTACTTTTCCTTTTTTTCCATTAGGATCTAATGGGCCGGGTGTGCTTATTCCAAAAACGCTACTAGGTACGTCACGTCGAGCACTGCTAGATGTTACACCACGAACTTTATCTAATAATAAACCTTGTGCTAGCAGTCTATCGGCAAAAGGATGCACTGGTCTTGCATAAGATTCAGGATTTGGATTTTGTCCTGTTTGTGTCTTTTTCAAGAACTCTGCAACCGGCAAATAATCACTTCCGTATCGCTTGCGTTGCTCCGGGGTCATAATAACTTTGTCGCTGGCGGCTATTCCAGGAACCATGTGATTCTGGAAGGTATCATTCATTGCACAACCAATCCAATAGCCTTCGTTAGGATCGCCCTCAATGAATATAACCATTACTGTTGAACCTACATCGGGCGGAATCATCCACATGCCGTAGCTTTTTTGTACATCGTCGAATGACCCGGAGTTGTTACCTTGGTATCGTGTTTGTGCTATTCCATAAAATGGACTTAGATATTTTACAATGTATGTTTCGCCTTGAGAACCTGCGCTACTAGGGATACCTTTCTTTAACGCAACTTCTAATCTACCCATATAAGTAGAATCTAGATGGTTTGTTATCTCTGCCAGGTACGGACCCGGATGCGGTAATTTGCCTTTTCGTCTTCCGTCAAATCCCATGTTTGATTATCCTTGTAATATCTTAGTTAGCGGGCTGGTCACGTTACTACCCGCTTGGGTCAAAATAGATGTAGCTTGACTAGCATCGCGTGGTATAATTGTTACCACTGATTGTGCGCCATTAAGCAATGTTTGTGCCGACGCTAGTTTGTCAGTTACTATCGAAGCATCAACTACACTAGATGCATTAGCTACTACTCCTTTTAATGTTGTCAAAGGATTTGACGGCGTTATTGTTTCTTCTATCATTTTTACTGTGCCTAATGGCAATTCTGTAGGAGAAATATTAGTAATATCTTTTACGCCATATGCTTTAGCAATAGCCGCTACTCCACCAGATTTATACAAACTTTGCAATGTCGATACATCGACTTGCGGTCCTGGAGCAGTAGCAGGAGGAGCAGATTTTGGAATATTTGCCAACTGATCCTGAGTTAATATATCTACAGGTATGTTGGCTTTGGCTGCGGCAGTAATATTATTAGTAGGGTCTGTACTTGAAGATACATTTGGTGCAGATGCAACTTTTTTATTTGCATCCCCTATTAAACCTGTAGCTTTTGATGCCAAACTATTGACTGTATCAATTGCACTTTTTGCTACACCGATAACTGCCGGTACTGCTAGTGATGCGGCCAATACCGTTGCCGCTTGACCTGATACATTTTTTAATAAGCCGGCGGCTCCAACTAGTGCGGCGGCTTTTCCTAGATTTGATAATACTGTGCCGCCTAGTCTTTTTATTGTAGCATCAGATACTTTACCGGCAACGTTTGGCGTGCCTTCTGTTGTATCTGTTGTAATTTGATCAAGCGGATTTGCAGATTCTTCAAATAGATCCGAATAATCTTTTACCTTAATTGGCTTGCCTTCCAGTTGACCACTCAATCTTGTCATGTTAAGACGTTGCTTAAAAATCCCTTCGTTGAAATAATTATTGATACTGGTCACTTGATATATGCCACTGTAGGGTATTTGATCTTCAGAAAAATCCATAAAACCGGATTTGCCTATATCTACCGGGTTTCTAAATGTTATACTAACTGGCACTTGATAAGTTATAAAATCGGCCTCTCCGTTGCTAGTGAATCCGGCACCGTCCTTGTTTTGGATTAGACCATTCATACCATTAGTAGCAATATATAAAGGATCGCCAATGATATCTACTGTGAGCGACATTGCCGCTTCGTGAAAGTTTAAAAATTGTGTATGTATACTCCTTGCAATATTTCTGTAAGGACTATCCGATTTAGGCAGTCCTGGACCTTCTTTAGGAACATACGGCACACTGCCGGCCCTTGATGTTGCCGCACCGTTTTGAAGCTGGGCTACATCGTTACTAGATGTTAGATTTTTAAAAGTAATATCAGTTGAATTTGAAGGACCAGCTCCGTAGGTAGATTGTATTACATCATTGTTTAGTTCCACAGGAGTCACGGCATGATATAATCCATTTAAAGACAATTTAAAATTGATCACATCAACATTTTTTCCTGTGTACATGTAGTCGTAGGTTCTTACCACAAATGGAGGATACTTAGTAGCGTCCCATAATGGAGTAGGCATGCCTTTTGACAAGTTACTAATATGAACCTTAAATGGAGTAACAATAAATTTAAAAATTGATTTTGGTTTTTTTGTTTCAGGGTTAATTGATTTAGATAATTCTACTTCGGTACGCAACCTAAAGTAATCAATATATCCGTGCTGATCAATTACACTACCTGAATTTTCTTTTAGAGACTTTAGCAAGTTGGCATAAAATTCACTGTCTCGTATAATGTTTGTGATAAGATCACTTATATTAAAACTTTCAGGAAATTGAAGCTGGTACTTGCCTGTTGCAGGATCTAATTTGGTAATTTCTGTGCTAGTATCCTCTGGCTTGTTTTTATAATTTGTTTTTTTCTCAGTGGTTTGTGGATCTTCCATTCCACTACTTTTTAACAGTTGTGCGTTATCTGCCAGTTTTGTTCGACCTATCTTGTTAACTTTGGTATAATCCAGGTCTCCGGTATCGGTTACCTCAGGAAAATATACTCGATATTCATCATAGATATCACTGCCTGTTCGATCTTTGGTACTTTCTTTTTGTAAAAGATTAACTTTTGTGACAAAATCGTTTCCTGCATAATTAGCAGGTCTTTCTGAATCTAATGGACCTGCAAGACAATCTTGCACAGTCCTGCCTTCAAATGTGATACTCTTTTTAAGTTTATTATTACTATCTGCCACTGCAAATCCACTAGTCACAGTGGCCTGGCAGACATATACTGAACCTTTTTCTGTAACTTCTAAGGAAGCATTGGTAATATTAATAAGCCACGATCTAGTAGAATGCGGCACTTCCTCTGGGCCTGCAGGGGAGTCTGCAGAGTCATTATCTGGATAACCAAGGAATTTAAGAGTCATTAAAAATGTTGCGGCCATATAACTAGTGTAGCCAGCGGCAACAGAAGCCGCATGCAATACTTCTAGAAATCCATTTATGCTATAAGGTTCTACAACTGTAAAATTAAAGTTAGCATTTGGAATAAATCCGTATAAATCACTCGGGGAGTACGAAGTGGTCATTTCCCACTTGTCAATAAAAAAATCAAATCTACCTGGGCTACTTTTATTAAACTCAGGAATTAGGTCTACATTAAATTTTAATAAATCAATATCTTTTTGCGACTGTTTTACAACTGCCGGGTCTTCTGTGTATTGCTGAGTTAAATTATTTGCTTCAACCTGTGCTGTTGTTGGTCCTTTTGCGCCGGCTAATCCTGTAGTTCCTTTGCCGCCAGATTTTAAAATTCTATAAGACGCCGATGCCGCTTCTGCTCCAGCCAATTGCCATTTTTTAGGATCATTTGCAAATTCTGTAGGTAATGCATCTAGAGTAAAATTATAAGTATATGATCTGTAATTGTTTAGTACGTTGCCTACTTTTGGATCTATAAATTTTAATCCTGTAGTAAATCCTGTACTAGTAGTGGCGGATAAATCAATAGGCATAATTAGGCACCTGCCAATGCTGTTCTGATCGTGGTAATCTTGGGTATATAAATTTTTGTACCGGCAACAAAATCAAACACAGGATCTTTGATAGTAGATCTGTTTCTCACAGCAAACACCCACCATAGTCCTACGTCTTTATATAAATCATAAGCCAATAGGTCAGGACGATTTTCATAATTTTTTGTTATTTCAAAATAAATGTCATCTGTTTGAGCAGGAATATTTCTAAAATTAATTACATCTAAATATCCGCTGTTATACCCTGTGGTATAATAGGGACTTGTTTTACTATAGATAGTCATTTATAGGTATCCTTTCTTTCTTAGATCGCCGGCGAGCCAACTTTTAACAGAAAATTTCTGTTGTTCGGCACGACTATACATAGGAATGCATGTTACTGTAATGCTTGATAGTGTCGGAACTGTGGTTCGTCCAAATACCCTATTAGGCGACACGTTGCCTAATGTATAATAATCAACTGCATCAGGTAATTCAAATTTAACTCCAGTTATGGTAATAGGAACTCCGTCAAGCATGTAATCTCCGTAGGCCTTTAATCTACAAACGGGCGGTGGTGAACCACTCATTTCGTCGCCGGTATCCCCACCATATAGCATTTTTGTCAACGCTCTTAATAGGTGTACTGTGGCAAGGTAGGCCATAGCGTCGCCATCGTTTTGTACTGTAAATTTGCCAGTAATAGTAAAATTACTTACATAGCTTCTTTGATAA